TAGGGCACGCAGCACGGGTGCTCCTTCTTCTCGGCATCCTTCACCGGGCCGTACTTCCAGCCCTCCGCCAGCTTCTGGGCCAGCCAGGATTCGTGCGACTGCTCGGGGGTGGCATCCGGCTTGGCCAGGTGCATATCGACGCCAACCAGGGCGCTGTTCTGCTGCCACTCCGGGGCGTCTTCCCACGCCGGCTGCGAGGTGTCGCCCAGCGATGCGCAGTAGGCGCGGTTGATCTCATGCGCCACGCGCGCGATTGCGATTCGGTTCATCCGTGATCTCCGGTATGCACCGGGCGGGCTTGATGGCCCGCCCGGTGGGTCAGGCCTGGATCAGCGCTGGCCGGCGAGCTCGCCGATCACGCGAATGTCGGTCAAGCTGGCCTTGGCGTTGGCTGCGCCGCCGGTGGTCAGGATCAGACGCGCCTCCTTCGGCAGGACGACGGGCGCCGTGGTGGCGGTCTTGCGGATGACGGCAGCGGCAGCCAGGGAGGTGGCCGCAAAGAAGTAGGCATCGTTCTGCGGCACGGTCGCGTCATCAACGCCGTCCGAGTACGCAAAGCCCAGCTTGCCGGTGACGGATGCGGTCAGCGCCGTGGAAACGGTCACGATCACATCGTCCAGGTGCATGCCGGCCGGCAGCGGTCCCAGATCAACCACGTCGCCAGAGGCAACCGCGGCGGTCGAATCGGAGTTGATGACAGCGCCCGATGCGTTGGTTTGCATGCGGAACTTGAGGACGGACAGATTGCCGTAGGGCGCGCTGCCAAACACGTTGTTCAGGGCAACGGCGCGAGTGATTTTCGCCATGGTGGGAATCTCCTGTGCTGGATTGGATTGGGGCCAGCCGGTCAGGCCGGCCCCTCACGCATTACTTGCGGGCGCCGATGATGGGCACGGCGGTGTCGATGGCGACGGCGCCGTAGTCGGTGATCTGCTTGCCGTCGTTGCCGGCGTCGATCTCGAAGCGGATCTTCGCCACGCCACGAATGGCACCGATCAACAGCTCAACCTTGTCGCCGTGGTCCAGCTCCTTCTCGCTCCAGAAGAACGGGATGGAGCTCTTGTCGGAGCTGGCCAGCGCTTCACCGATGGCCTGGCCACCCAGCAGGATGGCGCGGTCAACCGCGAAGTTCGTGCCGAAGCTGGCCGGCACCACGCAGCTGGTTTCGGTGGAGTCGCTGTAGTTGGCGGCGTACTTGATGGTGTCGCCCGCGTAGAAGCGGATCGGGCGCGGCATCTTGACGATCAGCACGCCATTCCAGAGGCCGATGGAACCCAGGAACAGGGGGTGCATCTTGGCCTGCTGAGCCCGGGCCATCGCGGCGGCCTGGAACTGACGGAAGTTCGGGTCAGTGGCAAAGGCGCTGTACTGGGCCGGAGACACCAGCAGCACGCGCAGCGGCTCGTCATCGGCAGCGCTGTCGCCCTCGAAGCGAACCGGCGGCGGCGGCAGGGCGATCTGATCCATCGTGGTGCGGATGGCATCGATCACGCCCATCTTGAGCTGGTCGGTGGTGTCCAGATTCACCTCGCCAGCCGTCACGCCAAACGGAGTGATGCCGGCGCCGTCAGCGATGAAGTGCCGGTTCTTGGACGGCGCCAGGACCGGGTTCACCATGATGTCGGCGAACTTCTGATGGCTGTCGGTCGGGATGGCCCACTCGATGTTGTCGTGATAGCCGCGAGCGCCAGCCATATGCACCAGCAGCGACTGGTCCACGTAGCGATCCATCAGGGACTGCGCCACCGGGCGGCCCAGGCGGCGGAAATCGGCCGGGCTGCGGATGCTGGTCATCACGTTGCCCAGATCCACCGGGAAGCGGGCCTGATTGACGCGCAGGCGGCCTTCGGTCAGCTTCATCCCGATGCCGCGGCCCTCGGCGTACTCGCTGCCCATGATCGGGTAGCCGCCGACGGGGTTCAGCAGGTGAAAGCTGATCTCGTCGCCCTGGCCCTTGCCCAGATCCTGACAGCGGACAATGGGCATGTGCTGGGTAGTTTGTTGGCGAATGGTCGCTTCAGCGCCCGCAGTGCCGGCCGGCATCTTGCCGATCAGGTGCGAGATAGTGCTGTTGCGCTTCATGTGGGCAGCGAAGAGGCCTACGGCCTGCTTCAGCATGTTCCCCTTGTCGCCGTAACCGGCGTTGGTCTTCATCACCATGATCGTGTGTCCTTAAATCTGGGCGTTCAGGTAGGCATCGATCTGCTCGGGCGTCATGGCATTCATTGCCGAGAGCATTTCGGGGCCGTTCATGTTTTCCATCGCTTCAAGCACGTTTGTGGGGCCAGCACGACCACCCGGAATGTCCGAGATGCTGGCCGGCATGGGCGCCGCGGCTTTGGCAATGACCGCCCTGGCCGCCTCGGCGGGGCTGATCTGCCCGGCCTTGGCGGTGGTGGCGGTGGGTACGGCTGCCTGACCTGTGGCGGCCTTGAAGGCGGAGAAAACCTCGATCACGTCGTTGGTGCTGCCCGTGGTAAGCGCAGCATCCAGCGCAGCACGCACAACGCCAGGCTGGGTGCTCTTCCATGCAGCAAACTCCTGCGACTCCACGATGGAATCAGCGTCCGGGTGGGCGCTGTAGATCGCAGACAGATGCACCTCGGTGGCGCTTCTGGCGGTTTGCTGCTGGATCGGCTGCAACTTGGCGTCAATTGCCGCCATGCGCGCATCCAGCTGGGCCTGCACCAGTTGCGCCACACCCTTTGCCATGGCCTCCGGGGAAAAATCCCCGAACAGCGCAGGATCGACACCCGCATCAATGGCCGCCTGCGCGGCCGCTGCGTTGGTGTCAGCCTGGGTGGGCGCCTGGCCGGCTTCGGCCCGGGCTTGCGCCTGAGCCTGAAGCTCAACCAGCTTCTGGTTTGCCGCTTCAAGCTGGGCCGCCATCGCCTGCTGGGCGGCTTGCGCCGTCTGGGCAGCCTCTCGGGCCTGCACCAGCTTGTCGTAGCTGATCGTGTGCTTCCCGTCCTTGGCCAGAATCACCGCGTTCTCAGCGGTCAAACCGGATTCGTTCGGGGTAGCGGCTTTCTCGCCTTCGGGTACTGCTTGGCCGTCGATCTGAGCAGGGGCAACGTCCGGCACGTTGCTGGGTTCCGACGCAGAAGCGCCGGTATCGCCTGGGGTGTCGCCCATCTGCAAAAGCTGGGCGGCCTGCTCGGGGGTCAAATCACCCCCGTTCTCGAATGCCTGGGTCAGGAAATCATCAATGCTTTGGGTGTTCATGGCCTCTTATCCCGCCACATGTCGCCGTGGCCGCTGGGGATCAGATGCAGGCCAGAAGGCCCGCGCATCGCCGCAGCGCAGATGCGCACGGCTTGGGGCCAAGTGTGGAATTCAGGGGGATATGGGCGCCAACCCTAGACAGGGGCGCGGGAGATGGGCGTAAAAAAGCCCGCGGGGAGCGGGCTGTGATGCGGGGGTATGTCGGGGATCAGCGCTTGCGCAACTGTCCCAGCGCTTGCTGGTGCAGCTCTTTGCTTCGCGAGGCTTTGCCGCGAGCTTGGGCGATGACTGTAAGTGGCGGGGTCTGAGCAAATGTCTTCGGCGATAGGATGAACCTGACGCCTTCCCAGGTTCCTGTTTCCATATGAATCTGGCCGCTGGCTTTCATCTTCCCCTCATTTTCTGCAGTTCCTGCTGGTGCAACTGCATTCTGGTTTCCAGGCTAAACATGGGCGGCGGTGGCTTCCTCGGCCCGAGAGCCGGCAACACAACGCAGTGCGCAGCTATCCATTCATCCGACGCGCCAAGGTGCTTCTTGAACAGTTCGACCTGCAATGGGCTCAGAACGAACTTCGGCGGCTCATCCGGCACATTCAAGCGCTGAATGAGGTCATCGATGCATTTCTTCACGTCAAGCCGATCTGTCATCTCTTCGCCGCCCACTTATCTTGCATGCAGCAGCATATTTTCAGGAATGGAAACCGTTATTTTCTCTCCCGGCTTGAACACGGCCATTCTCATTTTTGACCCAGCATACCGCTGAGGATTTTTGAAAACTGACCCGCAATTCCTGCACCAGAAACCACTGTACAAAGAGCCAAGCCCAGCACCACACGCTTCGCACTCCCAGAAAGCGACTTCATTTCCTATCCTGTCGAATGCGAAAAGCGTTAGCCCTTGGGCTTTCGCGGCAATTTCCTGCGGCTTGCGGTCCGTTGTGGTATTGGTCATTTCGTGCCGCCTTCCTGCTCGACAAGCTCCAGCGCAGAAATCGGGATGTCAATTTCGTGATACCCGTCACCGTCCATCCATACGCACATGACACGCCCATTCCCGGCAAACGCTGCTGCGGTCATGGGAACGCCTGGGTTGGACTTGATGCGAACGACTTTTCCGATAAGCCCTTCAAGCTCTTCTGCGCACCCCTCATCAATACCAAGGTTGTCTTCGAGCTCTTCAAGCCTGGCTTGCAGGATTGAAGCCTTGTCGGATAGCGATGAAAGCGCAGCGCGCTGACGTTCGGCGTCCTCGATGCTGCTCAAGAGTTTTTTCATGCGCTCATTCGCAAGCGCCAACTCCCTGGATGTCTTATCCCGGGCCTCGATGATCTTGCTCGCCGCGTCGTTGGCGATACCGCCCAGCTTCTCGGCGTACTCTTGGAATTGCTTCTCGCTTGCTACAATCGCGTCAGCCATGATGTGAAGCTCCTTTTCACGTTGAGGTTAGAGCCCGGCCGGTGTTCCTGCACCTGCCGGGCTCGTCTATTGTACGCCGTCTGACTACGCAGCAGGGCCTACAGAATCGGCCGTCAGCGGCCCTTTCATCGCATGGAGGTGGCTGCGCAGCTCGTAGCCCAACAGCGGCCGTTCTTGTCTTTTAAGCTCCTCTGCTTTTCTTCTTGCTGCGCTGATCTTCTTTCGCGTTTCATCAGACAAAACACGACGCCGGTTGGCCTCCGCTATCTTTTGCCGGTGAGACTCGGAGAATTTCCTGCCAACGTTCGCCGTCACCATCCGCTGATAGGCGTCTGGAGACATGCTTTCCTTTGGGTTGGCGCGCGCCTCCCTCATTTTCTTGCGCGACTCATCCGATGCTCTCCGGCCTGTTTGGTTCGCAGAAATCTTTGCCCGGTGTTCGTCGCTCAGTTTTCGCCCCCTGAGAGCCAAATTTATGGCCTCTTGGTGATCTGGTGACTTTTTCCTTCCTTTGTGGGCATCTGAAATGCGCTTGCGCGCATCGTCAGAGTGCTTCATCCCAAGTTGACTCCCCGCAGCAACGCAGAGGTTGTAGCCTTTTGAGCGATTTGCAGAATCCTTCTGCACGATCCACTTGTTTTCCTCTTCGATCAAGCGTTCGCGTTCGCCTACTTCCTGCAGGATGGAGAACAAAAAAGCCTGCTCTCCATGCTTGTCCCAAGCGGACTGAAGGTGATTGCTGTGATGAATCCCCCTGCGAAGCTGACTTCGGTGCATTCTCCATCGCGCAGAGATATTCACTGCGCTCCCGACATACAGCTTTCCGTTGACGGTGTTTGTGATGGCGTAAACGCCGGACTTAGAATTGCTTTTCATGAAGATTTTGACGCAATAAGAAACCCAAAAGAGGCCACACTTTTGCCACAGCATTCTGACGAGCAATCTTGCGGCCCACATCGGCGTCGAAGTTCTCCGGGCTGGCGCAGGCCGATTCACCGGTGACGGTGAAACCGTTGCGCAGGACGAGGACGCAGAAGGTCAATAGAGAAAGCTGCGGATGCCTCGGCTTGTTGGCGTGCTTGCTGGCTCCCCATTCGCCATCGTCTGCGGTAAAGAAGTGCTCGCTGGCGATGTTCGCCTCGATGTCCGCCGGCGTGATGCGCGGCGCGGTCAGGCCCTTGGCCTGGATTTCCTGCTCAATCTGTTGGTCGGTCACTGCTCTGCTCCTTGAAGATTATCGGCCGGCGTGGCCGTTTCGATGCCGCGCATGCCGGTAGGCGCACGCGGGGGGAATTCGGGACTGGTGTTTTCCTTTGCTGGCTCCATGAGCGAAGACGGCACCACGGTAGGCGCTTCGCGCCGCAAGGCATCGGCGATTGCAAACGAAGCGCGCTTTTCTGGACTCATCTCCGGCACCGGGAAATTCGGGTCTTGCCCACCCGCCGGACGCACGTAGCCGGCGCCTTGCATGATCGCGTCGGCGATGGGCGCGATCATCGGCATCTGCGCCACTTGGGCGCCACCCTGCATGGCCGAGAAGGCGGCCTGCACGCCCGTCTG